AACGAGTCACTGCATCGACCCCGACATCGACCCAGATCACTCTTTCGGCCGCCACCGACTCAGTGCAATACCCAGGGGCAAGAGTATGGTTGTCAATCCGCAATGTATCTATTCGGTCAGCATCCACGGCGGGAAGTCAGCCTGTCATCACTGCGGCCATAGGTTGCGCGTTTGGTTGTGAAATAAAAAATACAGCTGGTTCGGGGACTACGTTTTACGGTTACGGTCTCAGCGCCAGCAGCAACAACACTGTTCCTGGAACTATTTCAGGATGCAGTCAGGGCATCAATGGCAGCAACAACAATATTATCTCTGGCCTGATTGTAGCGTGTAATTACGCACTCAACAACAGCAACGGAAACACTATCTCAGGATCGGTCACCGGGTGCAGTTACGCCATCATCAACAGCAACGGAAACACTATCTCAGGATCGGTCACCGGGTGCATCTACGGCTTCAGCGCCAGCAGCAACAATACTATTTTTGGAACGATTGCAGGATGTAATTACGCTCTCAGCAACGGCAATGGCAACACTATTTCTGGCTCTATTTTGTGGTGTGCCTATGCAGTTCGCCCAGCCGTTTTTGACGCCGCCACATTTCGCAATGCCTTGGTTCCCGTGCCTTTTACTTGGCACAGCCGAAATGTAGCATCCAACCGCGCAAGGCTCAAATTCGAGAACCACAACCGAGTCGATGGCGCTGATAGGATCGAGGATATGTTCGGCAATATCATCAAAGTCCAGTGCGGATCTGGATCACCAGTACCAGCGACTGACCCTGATGGTGGAACTGGTTTTATCTTGGAGTGTTCCAGCATCCAAAGTAACTGCTCGATAAACAACCCGCTGTTCATCTTTGATAATTACAGAATATGGTTTGCTGCGGGTACACGCACTCTACGGTTCAAAACGCAAAATACATTCAGCGGTGGATTATATTCCGGCGATGTTTCGCTGTCGGCAGAATACCTAACAACAGGGAACGTACCTGCGACTGTTACGGCCAACACAACAGCCATGACGACGGCCACAGATTGGAGCCAGGGCATTCAGGTTACATTCACCAGCAACGTAGATGGATGGGTATCATTATCGATGTCGCTACAAAAATACGATGCGACTGTTCCCTATTTATATGTTTTTCCTATCCCAACAGTGAGTTAAATTAAAGGCAAACATGACACCAGCACAAGATTATTGTACATTTAGCATGGATCATCCGCTCGGATATGATATTGCATTCTGCTGAGCACTCCACGATCTGCACTATTTAGAGCAAACATGCACACGGCTCGTAGCCGACATGTTGTTGCGAGATTGAATAGTGAAGGTTACATCCAGCCGGGAGCTGGGAGATCTGTATTACACAGCAGTCAGATTGTTTGGCAAGATTTTTTGGCAGTACCATAACCCATGCAGGCCATCTCGGAGGCAGTTTTTCGAGAAAATGAGAGCTTTGAAAGATTTCATGCTGGGGCAAGACTCAAAAATTTCTTTATAATTAGGGGAAGAATATGATATGTTGTTATTGTGGGCATGAGATAGATGATAATTTTGCTGACTGGTGCCCATGTTGCGGGCGGCCAATTTGAACGAGCCTGACCCTGGGCGTGACCCATACGGACCAGCACCAAAAACAAGTGTTATTACGATTATATCAATACCTCTGGATAAAATAATGAAGTTTTTCAAGTGGCTAAAGGAGCGGATATTGTGATTGCAGAATTATACAGGGCGTGGAAGGCCGGAAACGAGTTATCTGATCCAGGCGCATGGAAGAAGGGGCAGGAGTTGACAAATTTGGTCGGCGCTGTTGTTGCCGGAGTCGTAACTCTTCTGCGGTGGCAGTTCCCAGATATTTTAATCCCAGAAGGAATTACAGAGCACGTTGCCGAAATTATCGGCTCAATTTTAGTCGTTGTTAATGTGTATCTCACCCGAGCAACTACAAAAAAAGCGGTTGAACTATGACTGACAAACCCAGTACCGTTGGCCGGCGAAGGTTTTCCGACGAAGACATTGCACAATTATGCGATGCAATTATGGCAAAAACGCATGCTCACACATGCCGATTTGACGCGCTTCGACCTGAAGAGGTGCGTGATGCTGTTCTTTTCCATCGGCACGTAAATTCGCTTATGACTGAAACGGGCAGCACGATTAGAAAGACCGTGATTGTCTCTGGCATTACAGGATTACTAAGTTTGCTCGTTCTCGGGTTGTACTCGAAAATTAAAACTGCCCTCGGATTATGATTTCACCGAGCCTGATTTCCATCATCAAACGCCATGAAGGATACCGCTCGCATGCATATCGAGATTCGGTTGGCGTTTTAACCATCGGCTATGGCCTCAACCTAGACGACGGAATCAGTGAGCCGCTAGCCGAAAAGATACTGATATTAATTCTCAAGGAACGCCAGGAAACTCTTTCAAGTCTGTTCCCATTTTGGAAAGAGCTAACACCTTCAAGGCAAGACGTATTTCTGAACATGGCGTTTAATCTGGGGATTCCTAGATTTTTAGGGTTCCGACGAATGTTATCTGCAGCAGCGTCCAACGACATAGCCGGAGTTTGCCACGAGATGCGGAATAGCAAGTGGTTCCTTCAAGTGAGAGGAAGAGCGGAAGGACTCATCGAGGACTTCCGCAAGGGGTGAATGGTTTCATATTGCTCCCATCTCTCGCAGCTTAACACGGTTGGTTGCCTGGTGGTTGCAGGTCCAGTTTGGGCAATCGTCTTCATACTTGACTCTGGCAACAGCCGCATCGGTTGCTGTTTTGTAGAGGCCGATGTGGATGACCTTTTTGTTGATCTGAATGCTTGCCCTCCATTTTCCTGCGTGCTTGGCCCAGGCTACTCCATTGAATCCGGATTTATTATTTTTACTCATCTTGCAATTCTGTAAATTACACAACCCTGAAACTTCCCTTAAATTTTCCCATCGGTTATCTGTTACGACTCCATTTTTGTGGTCAACTTGGTTTTCGGGGATGTAGCCCTCGACAAAGAGGAAAGCGAGGCGATGCAAGCGATAAGTCTTTCCCTTGATTCCCATCTTAAGATACCCGTCTTTGTCAGGAGAACCGACGACAGCGCCAACTTTACTTCTATTGTTAACTGTAACCAGCCTTACGAAAACACCTGTTGTCTGATCGTAGCTAAGAAGCTCTTTCAATTTCTCTTGCGTTATCATTATTTCCTCCTTGAATTTTCCTTATCTCTCCGAAACTTTCGCCTAAAATATATCGCTCTTCAATAACAATTTCCAAACGTGGATTCTCCTTATCGATTTCGTACCCATCAATAACTGGGAAGACGTGTTTCATATCGTCCTGCAGCAATATCCCAGCTTGTTGCAGTACATCCTGCGCACCCTCGACCATATTGCTAAAATCAAAGCGTCTGTCGTTCTCCCTGAAGAAATAAAATCTAATGTTCACAGGGTATCGCCCAGCCCACTTCGGAAGGAGTCTCAAGTGACTCAGTGCTTTTTTTTGCCATTCGTCGTAGAGCTTGCTAGGCCGGATTGACGCACGGTTGCCAAACCTCACGATCCTCATGCTGTTTTTCTTCGATCTTGTTTGCCCTGGTATTGTTATTCTCATGCGCTCTTAATCGACAGCTGCTTCAGCTCCCAGGTTCCAAGCGGGACGGAGTCAAGTGTACGGCGCTTGCCAAGATTTAAGCATGTAAAGTCGCCTATTTTCTGTTCGTTCACTGGTCGGCCAGATTTCGGCTCGTTCAGAAGATTTTTGCAATCAAACCCTTTTACTCTCGTTCGCGCATAAAACGTGATGATCTTGATACCAGTAGCTTTGCTCAGCTGCTTCAGCGTCATGGGTCCTTGATTCGTCGGCCAGCGTCTGACGCTTTCACCAGCTATGCGAGATCTGCGATAGTTCTTGCCGATGTATGATAGTCCTGTTATTTTTAATTCTTCCATATTGCTCCCATTTTTTTAGCCATTAGAGCGGGTCTCGCCCATGTTCGTTGCCATCTCGCCCATTCTGTGGGTTTTTCTTTTATTTTCAACGGATTGAGAAAAAACATAGCCATTGGCATAAAACCGGATCTGAGAGATTGAACCATCCTTGTCTCTGCTTTTTCTGTCGTATCATCTGGAAAACCACATAGAACATAGGCTCTCAGTGTGTGACTTTCCCTTGTCCACCCTGCATCTAACAACATTTTTCCTGCATGTATTAGCGGCTCAAGGTCGTCAGGGGTATCGTAAGCAAAAAAAAGTTGCTTTGGCCTTATCAATCTTAGTTCATCGACGTGCCATTGTTTCAACCTTGCAGCCTCTAAACCTCCTGTAAATTCGATAGGTTTCTTGTATTTCTTTTTCCCCGACTGCAACATTGCAAAAACTTTTTTGATGTGATCGTCAGAACATGCCAGAATATTATTATCCAGAAGGTTGTAACCCTCAGTGATAGTCAATTCTCTGACTTTTCTCCCTTCGTTCCTCCATGCAGCACAAAACCAACAACTATTTGGGCAACCTCTTGACGTGATAACATACCCTTTTTTAACGAACAGGCCGGGAACAAACTCTCCACCAGGATCTCTATAGGCCGGGCCGCCTACTTCGACATGGGCAACGTGCTTCCATAGTTCAGCCAACCTCTCAGCCTGCGGTATATCTTCAGTAAATAAAACCGATATTTTAATGTTGTCGGCTTCATCAAAAAAACCTGGCGGAGAATTTATCCGAACCATTCTGTCTGTTGGCGTTGCTTTTGTCCTTCTTGGGAAAATCCTTATCGTGAGATCAATAGTATCTTCTTGGTTCATATTGCTCCCATATCTCTGAGTTTGACTCGGTTGGTTGCTTGGTGGTTACATGTCCATCCAGGGCAGTTGTCCTCATATTCGACTCTGGCGATTGCCGCGTCTGTGGCGGTTGCGTAGAGTCCGATGTGGATGAGTTTTCTGTTTATTCTGATGCTTGCATTCCATTTTCCTGCCTGCTTATGCCAGATTACACCCGTGAACCCCGATTTGTTCGCGGTGCTGAGCCGCTGATTCTGCATATTGCAAAATTGGGTGACCTCACGGAGATTCAGCCAACGATTGTCAGTTACAACTCCATTCTTGTGGTCAACTTGGTTTTCTGGGAAGTATCCTTCGACGAATAAAAAAGCCAGGCGGTGGATGAGATAATGTTTCCCTTTGATCTTCGAATGAAGATATCCGTCGCCGTTAGGACATCCGACGACATCTCCAACTCTACTTCTTCCCCCTCTACCGCTCACCAGCCTTACGAAAACGCCTGTTGTCTGATCGTAGCTAAGAATCTCTTTCAATTTCTCTTGCGTTAACATTATTTTTTCTCCTTAAATTTTCCCCAAGCCGACTGTCTCTCGTGTACCAGATCTTTGTCAAGCCAAACATTTATTGAAGTATTAAGCACTGCCGAAATCTTCCTAGCGTTTTGAAAGCCAAGATTTCTCTTACCGGTCAGTGCTGCCGAAAATGTCTTTTCGTTTATTTTCATGAAGTTTGCAAAATCTCTTTGATATTGTTTCATAATGTTCTCCTTTTCTTTTAATAGTACAGTAGCAAAACCCAGCTGTCAACAGAATGTTTCGACAAAGCGAAGAAAATAAAAGCTTGTTTTTTTCGAGTTTCGTGGTACTATTAAATATATTCAAAACACTAAAAGGAGAGCAAATGAACAGAAAGCAATACGAGATTAGAGTAAAAAATTTCCACCTTCATCGGAGAATCATACCTCAGCAGCGGATTTACTCAGAGTATACAACTCCCAAAAAGTCCGATGTTTTACCGGGAATTATCTGCTTTTTCAGCGTCTTTGTAATGGGCGTAATGATATTCATGGCGCTGATAACAGCGGCCGACTGGATCGGCGAGAGGCAGGAGTTAAGCAGACAAATTGTTGCAGAAACAAAAGGAGACACCACAAATGATCAATAAAGTTATTTTAATCGGCAATCTGGGGAGCAAGACAGTTCAGCCATGAGGTACTTCAGGGACAAAGAAATCTTCATTAGAACAGCAAAGGCACTCAAAATAGAAGTTACTTTCTAGGCACAAAAATCAAAGGGGGAATAAAAAATGTCCATCGTAAAAATCCAGAGCCTATCAACTTCCTGTAGATTCCTGGCTATTCGCCCAACCACGGAGAACGTGGACAGAGTGTTTGATCTGAGGGCATTCCTACGAGAAAAAAATCTAATGCTACTCTACGGGCAAAATCATATAGAGATTTTAGATTCAGAGAGTAGTAAGGAGATCGCCACGGCCCATATTTTTTAGGAGATAGAAGTTACTTTCTAGGCATAAAAACAAAAGGAGACACACAATGATAAACAAAGTTATTCTTATCGGAAACCTGGGGAGCGACCCTGAAACCAAAAACACTCAATCTTCAACAGTCGCAACGCTTTCAGTTGCCACGAGTAGGGCATGGAAAGACAAAGAAGGCCAGAAGCACGACGAGACGGAATGGCATCGGGTTATTGTCTGGGGTGCAACCGCAGAATTTTGCGGGAAGTATCTATCCAAGGGGTCCAAGGTTTACATCGAAGGTAGGTTGCAGACTAGAAAGTGGAAAGACAATATCGGCGTTGACAGATACACAACGGAGATCGTTGCCGAGTCTGTGCAAAACCTGTCACCTAGGAGTGATGCACAAGAGCAGCCACCGACACCGCAGCAGAATAATTTTACTGGGGATGACGTACCATTTTAGCATTAGACTTGCGCAAACGCCTGGGGTGTAGTAATATTTATTTAATACACCTCTCCCTAGCAGGAACAGTGTTATCCATATCAAAACAAATTTTAACCCGATTCATCGTGCGATTTCTCATTTTCCTGCTAGGATTTGATTTCGCGGTGTATCGGGTTTTTTTGCGTGATTTTTCTCCCACCTTGCGACAACGGCAAAACAAAAATAGAACACGATATTTACAAACAGTTGGAAGTAAAACCTGAGAGGCGACATAGAAGAACGCAACCCGGTCGCTCTTACGAGATAAAAGGATTCCCGGAAACGGGGCATGAAGGCGCTGCAGCCTATTACACATGTATTTTTGCAGCTTCGTTGGTTTGGGCCAGCCAAAAAATGGTCGTCCGATAATTCTCTCAGTGTTTCGCCACCGTTTATAGCTGTTGGTGGTCTTTCAGTGGTATGACATCCTCTCTCTTATATTAGAGGATCCTTCATGCCTTTACGGGAGTGTTTTAAGGAAAATTCAAAGGAGAAAAAATGCTGACACAAGAAACTTTAAAAGAAATTCTTGACTACAATCCGACAACTGGGATTTTCACGAGGCTGGTGAGCGGGAGCAATAGAAGTAAAGCTGGCAATGTCGTCGGCTCCCCTAATGGTGCAGGATATCTTCAGGTGAAAATCCAAAGAAAGATGTATCAACTCCATCGACTGGCTTTTTTATTCGTTGAGGGGTACCTGCCGGAGAATGACGTTGACCATATGAATGGGACCGTAGACGACAATCGGTGGAAAAATCTTAGGGAGGTCTCAAGGTCGTGTAATATGCAAAACCAGCAGCTCGGAAGCGCTAATAAATCTGGATTTACGGGTGTGTTCTGGCGTAAGCAGTCAGGAAAATGGCTGGCAAGCATTCAGATCAACAAAAATGGCATCCACATCGGCCTCTACAAAACCGCCACCGATGCGGCTGTTGCCAGAGTCAAGTACGAGGACAACTGCAAAGACTGGACATGCAACCACCAAGCAACCAACCGAGTCAAGCTCCGGTCAATGGGATTGTTATGAAATTTCAAAAGATAACATTAATAGATAGAGTTCAGCTTGATGAGATTATGCGAACGTTGCGAACGGCAGTCGAAATCGGACCTCACGAGATAATAATCAGGAAGCGAGTACAAAGCCGGACGTTATCTCAAAACTCCGCATTTCACGCTTACACATCGATCATGGCCGAGAAGATGAACGATGCCGGGGTTACGCAGAGAAGTCTTGTTGGCTCGTTCAAGGAAGGCTTTGAGCTACCGGTGACGAATCATATGATCAAGGACATATTTAGGGAAGTTGTCGGGTGATGTTTCGACGTGAATCAACAGCTGAGCTTACTACTATCGAAATCCAGCGGGTTTATCAGGTTGTTGATCAGAGATTTGCGGAGGTCACAGGGGTGTCGTCGGCATGGCCAAGCTTAGAGCCGCCGGCGTATAAATAACTATTGACAGAAATATTTTTTTGCCGTAGTGTATCACTACAGGGCTACATAACACAAACAAACAAACAAGCGGAGGTGTTGATGGCAAAAGACGAAAGAAAAAATTTGAAAATGAGTGATAACCTACACATAAAAATAAAGGAGGCAAGCATCATGACGGGACTTACGATGCTGGCGTATATCGATGTGTTGGTGAGTGAAGACCTTCTACGTTTAAAATCAATGATCAAAGCAAAACCAGTGAGGATTAAATAATGCTAACGCAAGAAAAAGTGCGAGAACTATTTGATTATGAGCCGACAACCGGGATTTTCACGAGGCTGGTGAGGGTGAGCGGTGCAAAAGGAGTTGGCTCAGTCGTCGGTTCTCCTGACGGCAACGGATATCTTCAGGTGAGAATCAGAGGAAAACTTTATCTCTTGCATCGCCTCGCTTTTCTCTTTGTTGAAGGATACTTCCCAGAGAACCAAGTGGACCATAAAAACGGAGTCGTAGCGGATAATCGTTGGCTGAATCTGAGGGAAGTCTCTAACGCCTGTAATATGCAAAACTGCAAGCTCAGTAACGCCAACAAATCTGGCTTTACGGGAGTATACTGGGACAAGTACGCAGGAAAATGGATAGCACACATTAAGATTAATCAAAAGCATATCCACATCGGCCTATACAAAACCGCCACAGATGCAGCAATTGCCAGAGTAAACTACGAGGACAACTGCCAAGCATGGACCTGCAACCACCAGGATAACAACCGTGTTAAGCTCAGAGCAATGGGATTGATTTAAAAACTCAAGAAGGAGACAACAAATGAAGATCAGTGAAATGATAGAGCAACTCACAGAATTCCGGAACCTACACGGCGATCTTGATTGTGAGAAATGGACTAGGCCAGGGGGTCGAGTGCCCCAGCCAAGTCCTGCACTTGACTACAGTGCTATTCTAGCCCCGAGAGAGAGTGTACCTCGGTTTGCGAGTGAATACCGCCATACTTGCCTTTATCAGGAACGTAGAGGAGAACCGGTTTGCCGGTTGTAAACAAAATGAGAATAATATGCTGGTAAAATTCAAGAAGGAGAAGAAATGAGATTTTTAGAAGCAAGAGAAGCATTAAAAAAATTGTCTAAAGGCAAATACCGCAGTCTCCGGTACGAGGTAACTGACAACGACCTCGGAGAAACGGAGATCAAGTGCGCCGTATACACCGACGGCGACACCTGGTACTATGCCACCACATGGGAAAAGGCGTTGCAAGAACTTGAATTTTCTCTATATCCGGAGAGAGAACCATCTCCGAAGGTTGAGGATATATGAAGGTAAAAGACAAGAGACTCAATGAGCTCGTGGACGTTTGCCACAAAGAGTGCCCGGCCAGAGAATGCTACTGGGCGCGCCCTGATCCTGGGGTTTTCGTCCAAGGGCGTGGGTATAAATCAAGAGGAAGCAAACCATCCACCGACTATATTTGTGGGACCCGAGCAATTCACGGTTGCCCTGACAAATATTGTAAAAAGGAGAAAAAATGTTGAAGAAAGATAAAAATCACCTGGCTAAAATCAGAACTATGCCCTGTTTGATTTGTGGAAGCGAATCAGAGCCGCACCACCTACGAGCGAGTTGGAACGCGGGAATGGGACAGAAGCCAGCGGATATTTTCACTGTGCCGCTTTGCAGGAAGCACCATATGGAACTTCACAGTCACGGTGAGGAAATATTTTGCAGTATGTATGACATCAATCTTTGGGAAGAGCTTATTCACATTTGGGAAGAGCTTGACATGGATAATCTACTCTGCTATTGAATAACTATTGACACGTGATATTTCTTGCCGTATAACTACGCTATCATGAAAGATAAGAAAACATGCAAGGAGGTGATAAAATGAAAAAGCTTATTTGTTTAAAATGTTCCCATAAATGGATACCAAGACTGGATACTCCGCCAGTGAGATGCCCAAGATGTTCTACGCACAAATGGAACGAAAAAAAGAAGGAGAAGAAATGCTAACGCAAGAAAATGTTCGAGAATTATTTGACTACGATCCGGAGACCGGGATTTTCACGAGGCTGGTGAGGGTGAGCGGTGCAAAAGGAGTTGGCTCTGTCGTCGGTTGTCGAAACGGCGACGGGTATCTTCGAGTGAGGATCAAAGGTCCACTTTATTTCCTGCATCGCCTGGCTTTTCTTTATATGAATGGGTACCTGCCGGAGAACCAAGTGGACCATAAAAACGGAGTCGTAGCGGATAACCGCTGGGAAAATCTCCGCGAGGTCTCACGATCCTGCAACATGCAGAATCAGCGGCTCAGCAACGCGAACAATTCGGGGTACACGGGAGTATCCTGGGACAAGCGGGATGAAAAATGGCATGCGCAAATTAAGATAAACAAAAAGACAATCCACCTCGGCCTCTACAAAACAGCAACCGAGGCAGCAATTGCCAGAGTCAAGTACGAAGACGATTGTCCAGCATGGACGTGCAACCATCAGAGTAATAACCGAGTCAAACTGCGAACTATGGGCATTATTTAACGGAGGAAATATGGAAGCATTAATTGTTATTCAAGCAAGTTTAAACTCCCCAAAAAACCAATTCAATACCTTTGGAAAGTACAAATACAGGAGTTGCGAAGACATCCTTGCAGCTCTAAAACCGTTACTCAAAGAACAAAGCGCATTGCTTACAATGAGCGATGATATCGTTCTGATAGGCGAAAGGTATTATGTAAGAGCAACCGCAACAATATCATGTGGCGGTGCCAAGGAATCTGTTCGCGCATATGCCAGGGAGTCAGAGGACAAGAAGGGCATGGATTCTTCACAGGTGACTGGGGCGGCATCGTCCTATGCAAGGAAATATGCGCTAAATGGACTGTTTGCGATTGATGACACAAAAGATGCAGACGCAACGGAAACGCATGGAGATCCAAAGTCCATGTCAAAGTCCCTGCCAGAATTGACTCAGGCAAATGATAAAGCCTGGCAACGGGCTATAGTAAAATATAAAGAAGACGGCAATTTTTCAGCCATCGAAAAACACATGACGATCTCAGAAAAAAACAAATCGTTGATAATGTCCATCCATGAGGAAATCGAAAGGGTAGAGGTTGAAAAGGGTCTGGCGTGGATAGATAGCCATGTGCAAAAAAAAGCGTCTGATATTGACCTGGATGCCGGGTGGAACAAATATATTATCCCTGTTCTGAAAAATTTTACACCAGAGCACCAAAACGAACTGACAATAGCGTATTTAGACACAATGGCTTGCCTGAAAGAATTAACAAATGGGGTGAAATAATGAGTGAATTAACTGCACTGATTTTGAGAGTAACTGGTGAAGTACAGGAGTCAAATATTTCAGACTTTGAAAAATCAGCGAGACTGTTCCTTGATAACATAAATAAAACCCTGGTGACTGATCAAGATTTTGGTACCGCAAAACTCGATATAGCAGCATGCCAGGAAAAAGAAACACAGATTGCTACCGCCAAACAGAAGTCTATTTCATCTATGGCTGAAGTAGCTGAAATATTAGCAACAGTAGACAGATACTCTGATGAGTTTCGCGACACTCGCCTTATGCTTAATAAATTGGTTAAAACAGAAGAGGAAAAACGAAAAAAACAAATTACCGACGGTGGTATATCAGACATAAAAAAAGCAATATCAAGGTCTAGGGTTGGTTATGGTTTTTCCTTTGATCCGTCAGGCATTTTTGCTGCAATCAAAGGAAAAAAATCTTTGTTTAAAATGGAGGAAGCAGTCGCAGAAATTGTCAATAATACTTTAATTGATATTTTGTCGCTTGAGGCAACGTTCGATGAAAATATAAAAGAAATCGAGTTAGCAGAAACAGCATTCCCAGGATTATTCCCGGACAGGAAAGCGATTGCCTTAAACCCGTCTGATAACGTTTCTCTGATGATTGTAGCGAGGGTAAGCGAATACAAAATTTTACTAATTGAGAAAGAGCGCAAAGAAGCCGAGACAATAGCTCGGGAAGCAGAGGCAAAAAGAATTTCACCAGAAACAGAAATTCTGGTTCCGATCTTTAGTACTCCGTCGATAGTGCTTGACCCGCAGATATTGCCAAACCCATTCGCAGACAACCCACATAAACAAATTGAAAGGGTTTTCCTGGAAGTGCTAATTGAGCCTGAATCAAACAATTCATTGGATAAGATTATGAACGATATCCTCAACATTCGCGGGGTATGCTCAGTGAAAAAAAATGATTATCCGGAGGTAGGTAAATGATACATTTTATAAAAGATTGCGCCCAAGGAGAGCCTGAGTGGTTTGCACACAGGCTGGGAAGTGTCGGCGGGAGTTCAGCGTCAGCAATGCTGGCTTTAGGCCAGGGCAAAACACGAACCAGCCTGATGTATAAATTAGCTGCTGAGATTGCCACGGGCCAGTCAACGTATCTAAAACCATCTGAGTACATGTTAGAGGGTACACGTCGGGAAGAGCAGAGCAGGGAATATTTGTCATTTATTGAGGATATTAAAATCGATCAGTGCGCGTTGATAAAAAACGATGACATACCAGGAGCGCATTATTCGCCGGATGGGTTTAACGTCAATGAAATGTTTATTGTTGAGCTAAAAAACCCAGCCGGACACACTCAGATTGAATTATTGAAGACGGGAACTATAGGTAAGGCATACATCGATCAAATGCAATTTGGGCTAATGATTACGGGGTTTGATTATTGTCTTTTTTTATCATATGTACCAGGCATAAAACCATTCATTGCGCGGATAGATAGAGATGAACGCTACATCCAAGATATAAGAAACAAGTTGTCTATTTTCGTGGTTGATCTCGAAAAATTAATATCAACGATAAAGGACTAGATCTCGATGGCTGAACAATATCCAAATCCA